GCATCGATCAGGTCATCGAAATGCACCGTGTAGTTGTACCTGCCGTCCGCACCCATACCGTGCGTCCAGAAGTTCACGTCGTTCACCGAGTTGTCGTAGACAGGGTGCGCTTTGGCAATCGCCTCGTTGAAGATCTTCTCTTCCTTATGGCGCATCAGCGCGTAACCCGCCGCCTCGATCATGTAACCAAGCACGTCCCACATGGAGTCGTTGATGATCTCCTCGCTAATCGCAAACGCGAGACCGGACTTGGTCACCTTGATCTCGATGAACTGACGGGTGAACGCAGGGCTCTGCTCAGGATACTCCTGAGTTTCGCCGATGTCAAATGCGCGAAGGGCGCCCACAACGGGGAACTCGAACGAACGCACGTTGTCCACCTGAATGGTCTTCGCCAATACGGTCTGACCGATCATCAGGGGCTCACGACCCCGCAGAAGCGTGTCCGAAATCGCACGCGGGAACAGAATCGATGCGTCCGCCGATTGCAATGCCTCCGTAATGGTGATGCGAGGCGCCTCACTCGCGCGGTAACCATGTTCCAGAAGCTTCTTGATCAACTCGACCTGCTTCTGGTAGCGCTTCATCGACTGCTCGTTCACATCGAACTTCAGTTCTCGAGAGAGCTCCTCGATGTAGCGCTCATAATTATCCTGAACGATCTGCTCGAAAGTCTTCATAGGAATGTTGCAGGATTACCTGCAGAGCACACCTCCTCACTTAGTAGATTATCACGCGCATGGCGCCTGCCACGTTTGGTACATCCAAATGCGGAGGCATACCAACAATTCCGGAACCACCGGAACCGTCGGTCAAGCCGATCTGACCGGATGCCCACAGGCGTCCGTCGCGGTAGCTGGTCTCGTAAGAGTAACTCACACGAACTGCGGTTACGCTCACGTTGCCCGCGAAGAACAACATACCGGTCGACGGATCGATGGAGTGATACTTACCAATCGACCAGTTCGCTACCCAGTCGGAACCCAAAGGCATCTCCAACCAACCGGCACCGGACGAGATGGTATTGCCCTCCTCGTTGACGTACGAGCCCTGGATCTCGACCTTGATGGGCTTCCAGAACGCCACGGGACGATTCAGCAAGCGATACTGCTGACCTGCCACTACAACCGCAGGTGTCTCGTTGGTGACATCCGAAGTGGGCACTCGAATGGCAAGCGGCGGATAATCCCACTGCGCGAAGTTGTCGGTCACCCATTGCAACCAACCCTGCATCAGGTGTGCCTGGTCGATTCGCTGCAAGCGGACAACCTCACCGACAATCTGGTCCGCATGCTGACCGAACTCGTACAGAACATACTGAACCGCAGTACCGAAGGTAGCCTCCCAGCGGCTGGCCGAAGAGTTCCAGCTCAGGGTAACCGAAGTCACGACCAACGCGCCGGATGCGTTGAAGGTAGCCAACACGGTCGGCTGGAACGCAGGATAGACCGCTGCAGTCAACGGGATGTTGGTCGCAGCGGAACCGTGATTCAGCAACACCTGACGCCGAGGCAGCCACTTCACAATACGACCCTTGTCCATCGGGTTCGGTGTCGTGGAGGTCATCGAACCGAAGTAGGCGGTCACCCGATCACCGGCCTGAAGCTGCCCGTAAGCGTCATTCACCGTGGTAATGTAGGGCAACTCGATGAACTCCTGCTTGACGACCACCGGAGCCCACTGGATGTGCTGCTCATGCTTGCGCAGAATGTTCGTTTGTGTGTAGCCGATAGGCNTGTTNCTNACACCGTCTGCCATAGTCACAACGGTGTAATCCCCGTAGTTGTAGGGCGANGGNCGTACGGCCAAAATGCGCCCGCGGGGAATCACGATCTGATCGAGCGTAGGATAGCGCGGATCCGTNCCCAAAGGCGGAAGGGAAGGATCGACTACCCACTGCTCGGCAGGAGCGTTGATGCCGCTCAACTTGATTTGAGTCGACCAACGCCGATCCTTAAGTGGTTGTACACCAAAGTTAGGCATACACTGGCGCAGACGATACCGTCTGCCTTTCACCTCCTCTTATAGTCCCTGTTATAACTACAGGAAGTGCTACTTGAAGAAGACCCGAATCACGTCGTCCTCATCCGTTTCGGTTACCTGAAGCTCCCCGCTCTTGATGGCATCGAGCAACTCATCTACCGCACTGTAGCTTCGCATGCTCTTGACGTCAGACTCTTCGGTCTGTGCATTAGAACCGTCTGTCTGATCCATGATGCCTTCCAACGGGCTCTTCACGTCGTCTAACCGCTTAGACCAGTCCGTCGGAGCGAACGCCGCACTCAGGTCCTCTATCAAGGATTGCAAGAACTCGGAAGAACGCTGACGGAATAGCTCGGTCAACTCCTGCGCGGTCTTGTTCGCCGCCACCGGATAACCGGCAGAAAGCGCCAAACTTACCGCACGCGAAACCAGAGACTCCCGCTCTAACTCCGCCAAACGCTGCTCCAACTCGGTTGCGCGATTCTGCCAGTCCACCAGCTGACCCTCCAACTCCTCAACAAGGCGCTTGAGCTCGGCGTTCTCATCGAGCACCGACTCATCGGACCCGGTGTGGTTGGATGTTGGCGAGGAATGAAGAGCCAACTCGAACTGCTCATCGCACAACTCCACCAGTACAGTACCGCCGGAAGCGAGAACCACACGCGAACCCTCCAAATTGGAAGGTAACTGCGTGTACTCCACTTCCTTCACGTCCAGACGACTCTCGGGCATCAGCCAAAAAACAACCATGCTCTCCCGATCATCGTCTTGACCCGTCTTCATGCCAAGCGCACGAGCCTTACGCAATAAACAGGCACGCACACGCGCCTTCTGCGCAGGACTCAGCTTGGCACGTCCCAATAACCGCAGACCCGCAAGAACATGAGCCTTGTCATGGGCGGGGAAACTGCGGTCCGGACCGCAGAACGCCGAATCGGGCAACTTCTTGCGCTGCGCCGCAGTCAGCTTCGCCTCAGGGAACGGAAGCTCGCCGTCAATGCAATACAACTCCTCCGGCGAAACCTCTTCATCATCGTCCCCTTCCGCAACGCCAACAGGGGCGGACTCCTCTACAGATTCCTGAGAGGAACCTGCAGTGGACTCCTCACGCAACTCTTCCTCATCGGCAGCTTCGGTGTATGAAGCGGAATCATGAGAGTGCTCGGTAATAGCATCCGTGTGCGCCTCATGAACCACTCCATCCACCAAACTATCTAACTCTGCCATTTCGAACCCCCCAGTTGTCAGAGTACCGCTATCCATAGTCTTCGAAATGACCATGGCATCGCTGTCAGAAGGAACGTTCACGAACGAAATCTCAATTAACTCAATGCCCCGCATAATGTGATAGCACTGCTTTAACTCACCGTGCCACTCGTAGGTGTTACCGCGCATGTGACCGTGTGGACATTCTACGCCCTGCACCGCCTCNCCACAGACCGAACACTCCACGCGATGGGGGATCTGACCGATGGACACGGTGAGGAACCTGCCGTCCATCACCATCTCCATGACGCGCCGGTCGAATAACAGCGCGTCTACCTCCAAATAACCTTCCTTGCGACCGCGTCCCTTACGAACAACGCGGGCATCCACCACACGACCCACGGGAATCGGCATATCCGAAGATACCAGTGAATTGCCGGTCGTGCGGTGGTCCAACATGATAGGAATAGGATAGGGCTTCAACGCAGTGATGTAACCCTTACTGACACCGTCGCCCTCCAACTCCTCAACGGGATAGAAGGTCTTGTTGCGGGTCACCTTGTTCGCAGTGATGGCACGCATGCGCACCCTCAAGGCAGGAGACGTGGAACCCGCCTCCTCCTGTACTATCCTCGAATACTCCCGTCGCACAGAACGCATGTCCGACAGGGACAATATCATCTGTTCACGTATGAGGTCCATTACTCTGCCACACCCTCCAAATCGCGTTGTCTCAGACGTGTCGGCGAATCCTTCGGCGGACGCCCGCGCGGAAGATCCGAGTCGGAACCCCTTAACGAAGAACCCGCACGACCTATCCCAAGCTGGAACTGTAACCTCAACGGCTCCAACAGCCTGGGCATGTGGACACGCCAAACGTAGCTGTCCTTATCATCAAACTCGTCACCTAACTGCATCATTCTGCGAGCTTCGGATAGGGTAATAACACCCTGTGAATACAGGTTGCTGATAACCGTATACAACCGTAACACGTGACGGGAATCGGGCTCGCCGAACTCTACACGAACCGCATCGGTGCGCTCCCAGTCCGCCTCCAATAACAAAGGATTCAGAACATGCTCGGATAACTGGTGACCAAACTCACGCTGAATGGAACGCACCAGCATCCTTAAGTGCAGATCCAAAGTATCCGCATCTGGATCGGGAACCCTGTGCCCGATAAGCACCTCATTCAAACCCAAACCGGAATAAGCGCGCTTGGTGAAATAATCCAGATAAGGCTCCGCACGAAGCGCTAAACTCTCAGCTCCAATTACGCGAACCTCTTGACCAGGCATTGTAACCAGTACCGCATCACTGGACATCTGGTTAATCGCTTCCACTACCTTCTCCATATCCGGGCGGATGGAGGACGTGCCGTTTGTTAGATCAGGCATGGTAATGTGTATCTTCGGATTCACAAACCGGTGCATCATACGAAGCACCTCTTCCTCCACCTGTCTTAAACCGCGCACATCCTCAACCGCACCCAAAAGGAACGGGACACCGTAGACGCTGTCCAGGGGACGACGGTAGGTGAGATGACAGACCTGATCCAACGGGAAGAAACGCTCCACGCCGGATGTACCGGAGATGGAACTGACACGTAATATCCATCCCTCTAACCCGGTACCTTCCCTGTTCGCAACAGGCAACATGCAACGNGGAGGAACGACATACCATGTAGCAGTAGCGGGAGACTTCACACGACGCCCGTAGACCACACCCAACTTGTTCGTCGTAGCGCGAATGAGAAACGCATTGCCGAACAAGACGAAGTCAAACAACGCCTGACGGACCAACTCGTCCCAACCCATACCGTTGATGGAATGAGAGATCTCAAACCGAGTGCGAAGATACACATCCGCTCCGGGTGTACCGGCTACCCACCTGATACCGGAATGATAAACCATCGCGACGATCAGGTCTATCGCACGCTGGATGTACCCGTCCGACAAGTAAGCCTTCCACAAATCATTCAAATCCAACGAATGATTGAACCGATAAACACGAGTGCCTCTAGCCGAAGAACCGGCCGATCCCAAACCGTAAACACCGATGGAATATGAGGGATCACGGACCCGATCTACAGCGGGTAACCCGGTCAGACGAGCAGGAAGATCGTATACCTTTGGGATACGAGCCGACTCGAAATTGGCCACAACTAACCCTCCACCTAACGACTATTACCTGCTAATGAGGATAATACGGACATCAACCTCACTTCGCCGTCGGATACAGAAACCACAGGAATCCCATACACGGAACAGGACTTCAATAACTCCGCGTAACGAGAAATGTCGTAACTCTCATTATCTATCAGTACCAACGGTAGATATGGATAAATTAACACACCGGGCATCACACGGAACCCGGCACTGAACCAACTCCATGCGCCACCGTATACCCACGGCGTGTCCGGGAAACGCTCCATTACCGAACGATGCATCTCCATGAACCTGTCAGACACGCCGTCACGACGAAACAGACCGAGTAGTAGACGCCTCAACAAAACAGTAGACCTCCCACAAATCACCTACGAGCATCGGACATGCCGTCCAACAAACCGGACCTGAAAGCAGAAACAATACCCTTCAATGCCACACATAACCGACGACGACGATATAACACATCATACTGCTTGGCATTCACCGAGAGCTCCGNACCAAACCGAAACGAACGACGCATGTCATCGCGTGTCGAATGAACAAACCGATTATAACGCTGCCACCAATCCTGAATCTGGTCCAGCAACTCGTCCATAAACTCTAACTCCTCTATCTCACCGAACAGATCAACAAAAGTGTCCCGAACCTCTCTTAATCTAGACAAACGATAGAACAAAGGGTTCACCACCTGACGACCGAACAAGCCGATCAAGTCCGCTATCTGGTTCCGCATGGTGGACTCCACACGCTGACGAAGCTGCTCCCGCCAACCTTTGAACACGGACAACACGCGCACCGCAGTGATGGCAATGAGCAGGTCTAACCCGTTGATTACCACCTGAAAGAAATCAATGAGAGCATCGCAGACACGCACCAACTCCATAGCACGCTCCGGAATCCTACGACCTATACCGTAACCACGACGATAGAGCTTGTCCTCTAACTCCGAACGACGACTCTCTAAATCGCGAACCCTGCCCTCTAAAACGGGCTCCGTGTTCACAACAGAACCGCCACTCAAAAGGTCCTGAAACGCACCCTGGAACGAACGCAATCCCTCCTGTAACACCTCGCGAATGATAGAAGCCCACTGCCAGTTCCAATGCTCAAACAACTTGGAGTAATAGGAAGCAACGGGAGGCTTGAACGGTTCACCGGTGAGACGCTCCGTATCCTTAATAAGTGAACGTAATAAGGTGGAAGCGATCTCGCTGCGAACACGTAACATAGATGAGTTGTAGTGATCTAAACTTACCTGCTGAACGTCCACTAAAGAGGATACCAAATCGTCCAACTCTTCATCAGACATGCCCTCCATGAAACCGTCCCCGACGACGGAAGACAACTCCTCCAAAGCGGATAACACGTTATCTTCATCAGGCTGCGAAGCAAGACTGCTATCTATAACAGACCGTACCTGAAAGTCCAACGGCCTGCCCGCCTCCGACTCCACCTCGCCTACCGGAGGTTCCACTAACAGACGCTCCAGATCCATCACGACCTCCAATCTCTGCTACGAGAAGAGGAGACAAAAGAACGACCGCGAAATCCGCTATCTCTACTTAACCCGAAATCGATAACCTTGAACGGAGAAGACGAACCGGACCTGTCCTTGAAATCTAACACCACAGGATCCCTTGGCGCCATCGATGCACGTTGCCAGTAAGGGGCACAAATGCGTAGCTGCCATAAAGCCAAAGCCAAAGCGGAAACAATGTGGTCTTTGGAGGACTTGAAGGTCATACCATACCCGTCCGTCGACTTGACCTGAATACCGAGCAGCTGCCGTTTCAACTCCTCGTCCGTTTTGGGGAATACCAACAACCCTTTATCGATGAGGAACGACATCCACTGATAGGCAGCGTCCTTCAAACGAATACGACGCTGGTAACTGTCCCTGTCCAAAGTGAAATCCACTAACTCCTGAAATGAATAACCTACGATTCGTTCGGGAAGAGACATGCTCCGCACGGACGCTTCGGTACGCAACACCTCTAACTGCATCTCACCGTAACCGCGATCCACCGCAACCCAATCCGCACCGGTTAACTCCTGTAACTCTAAGACCCTGTGTACACCCTGAGTCAGTAACATGTCATGCGGAGGCAGCTCCTCGCGATACATCACCTGGTAATACTCGCCCTGTGAATCATAACGAACGATAACAATGTTAACGCCGGACTCATACTTGTCCCAATCCACTCCTATAGCCCGCGGACCGTTACTGACCTGATAAAGATTGTATCGATAGTCCCTCCCTGCCGCTTCTACCTGAGAACGACTGACAAGAGACCTCCCCGCCTGGTCCGGGAAGTCCGCCAAATACTCGGTCGTCCAAGATAACTCGTTTGGACAAGCACTTCTATATTTGTCTACCAAACCGACAAAGTCCGGATTGCTCGTTATAGGCACATGGATGGTATGCCAGAATCGGCTGAGCTCCGGTTTGGCGAATATGTCATAGAACATACCGCCGTGATAATCCGGATTGGGCGTGGAACTCACTATGGTCAACGCATCCGGACGGTACAGACCGCCCTGAATGATAGGCTCTATCGCAATCCAGTCCTCCTCCCTCAGATAAGCCGCCTCGTCTACAATGATGACATCGCCGCCCTGACCGCGTACCGAGTTGCCCTTCCGATGAGAGGATGCTCCGGTCGTGAACCCCAAAATGACGGAACCGTTCGTGAACTCTCTACCCATTAGTGGATTACCGGCATAGGAACGGGCAAGGGAAGAAGAAAGGGCAGGGTTCACCTGAAGGAATAGATCAATGTTGCGGAATATCACGTCCGCCTTGGCCCTNTCCGGCGTGATAACCAATATCCTGCGACGACTGCGGGTAATCGCCGCCCAAAGACATAGAACGGTNAAAGCATACGTCTTCCCGGTCTGACGAGAAACACGAACCGCTATCCGCTTGTGATCCTTGACGGCGCCTAATATCAACCGCTGTACATAGTTAGCCCTGAACGGAGACTCTGTCATAGGCTCAATCAACAGAGACTCCGCGAATAACAAAGGGTCGTTCATAACCCTGTAGAAGTCCACGTTCACCCAAACTACCTCCCGTAACGGGAAGCCATAACCGCCGCCTCCGCACCGATGATGCTCCTGTAACCGTGAATAGCCTGAATACCCTGCTGCATCATCTGAAACGAACGCTCGGTGTGCTCAAATGAATGCATCATCGGAACCACGGCGGAACGATACTCCGCAGCCATTCTTCTGTGATGCTCCAGATTACGGGTGATGCCGCCACTAACAGCCCAGTTGAAGACACCCATCGCTGCGACGCCAAGCGGAGACACGCCGAACACCAAACGCGGAAGCATGTAAGAGGCAACGATCTTGCCTACACCGAACTGCATCGCGCGACGATAGGCCTTCTCAGGGTCCCTGCCCTGCATCGCCGCACGCTGACGGGCGAACTCCGCCTGCGCATCTAACGATAAATAGGTCTGAAGTACCGGCTGCGCTAAGGATATGACAGGGTCAATCATCTTACCACCACCTGTATGAAGCCGCCCCCCTTCAGGGGGCGGCCAAATGAAACTACTTATCCGTCTTCCGATCTGGGCTCTGGGAAGGAGGATTCTTGGGTAGCCCCTTCTTCGCAGGCTCCAAAGGAACACCTCCAGGACCAGAAGGTTGAACAGGAGGACTGACCCTCTTCGGACCGACTATCCGGAACGGAAGGTCAGGCAAGCCGGGAATGGAGAAACGTTTCAACGGAGTTACACCTCCTTATCTAATAGGAAGCACCTTGATAGGTGCTCTATTGAAGGCGAACAGGAACACTTACCGAGTGCTCCTCGCCCTCCAACAATGTCACGTTCAGCGCCACCGGCATAGTAAGGTTACCGTTGGGAACGATTCCAACAGGGAACGGAATGTTCACCTGCGTCACACGNACCGGCTGAACAACCTGAAGACTAAGGGTGTTACTGGTCGCCGTCTGGGTCTGACCGTTGTACTCATACGTTGCCGTCGCAGTCAAAGTGATGGGCTGACGNGGCGTCAAAACATTCTTCACCTTCACCACCAAGTTACCCATCGAACCCGGAGTGAGCGGCGAAGGCAACTGCGAGGACAGATTAACAGAAACGGGGGAACTACTTGAACCGGCGTTATTCTGCGCCATCGCATAACCGTTGACGAACAGCATCAACAGGATGCTTGCCCAGAGTTTCATGATGAACCTCCTTCTTCTGAATGATTCCCAAGATTGGCAGGCGGAAGAGCCGGAGCATCAGACTCCTCACTCACAAGTACATTGGCACTTCGCTTCGCCATCTGTTGCAACATGCGCACAAAGTCCTTCTCCATCTTACCTTCACGCTCCGCACGCTCCAAACGGGAACGACGGGAAGTCATTAACTCGTCCATCAACGCACGCTGCTCTCTCAATAAAGAACGTAACTCGTTCAACAACGGATTAGAAACCTGCCTCACTACCGAACGGTTCCCAGAAACCGTCACCTCCTCCAATGTCATCCCCTGCACCGCTAACAACTGCTCAATCCGCCAAATCAATACGTCAATGCGAGTCAAATGCGCCGCTATCTGAATGTCCGTGTAAGTGATATTGTCCAAACCGATATCCTGAAGATACCGAGCTAAACGATACGTAATCTCCCTGATCTCTAACAAACAACGATTGCCGATGATGTCTAACCGATGAGAGATGGGACAACGCGAAGCAATGGGACACTCCGATCCCTTGCAATAGACCGGCAACGACTCATAAATGCTGGCTACGTAATCCTGAGCTTCCTTCGCCCTCGGATCCAAATCGAATAGAGGATGCCGATACCTTAACTCCTGAAACAACGCCTCGTAATCGCCACTCCAATCCATGACGCTACTCCCTATTCGCCGAATCCATCGATAAAGGACCGATGATGTCTTTCAAAGCGTAAGAGACACGACGGATGCTGACTACCTCTACAGGGTCCTGAATAACAACGTTTAATCCACGCCGCCTCAAAGACTTGAGTAACGCACCACGCGAGGAAGTGGACTGAACCCCACTCATTAAATGACGAGACTCTAAATCCACAATCCGTAACCGCTCAATGCGAAATACCTCGCCCGCGAACGTCTCGTCACCCCAAGTCCTGCTCTCATAGTCCGTGTCCTGCATTAACCCGCCGTTCGGACCAATAACATAAACACTCACTAACTGACCAACATCCATCCAGTCAGGACGATCACCAACATAATAAAGATTGAACCACCCGTTACGTAGAGCGAATAAACCGTAACTGCCCTTCAACTCCACAAAGGGACGAGAATACCTGCCTTGATTCATGCTAAACCTCCTATTTGATTGTAGAACACTGACAGAAACTTAAAACAAAGTGACNGTCGCCAGAAATCGAGGCCTAACAATGGCCAAGGCTCTCCTTTCGAGGCNTTNGNGGCCTCTTCTCTCTCCCAAAGCTGTGGTAGCAACATTAGCCATTAAGAAACAACCCCCCAATAACATCTCCCGTTGAACCCGTACTTCTGCGTATTGATTTCGCCTAGACTATGGACTGGGAGCTTCCACGTCTTCGGCATATTCTGGGGTTGATTTGGCATTTGGATATCCGGAGTGAAGTTTGTGTACCGTTTAGAGTTCTCCATTGGCTGGTAGGTCTTTGCCCTTACCCCGCCTCCCGTATTCGCGAGGTGGGCAGTAGCCTTTCTCAGCCTTTTGGACTTACCGGACCTGCATGTAATGACGAGGTCCAGTATTCTGGCTGCGCTACTTCTCTCCAGTACCCATGTCCCCTTATCGAGTTTAGTTGGGTACATCTTATATCCGCACAAGCAGAGTGGCCATCCGTGTATTGGATGCAGTTCTTGTGTTTGGGCTTGTTCTGCTTGTTCTCTGGATTCGTAGGTATTCGCGTATCGGACTCTATACCACTCTCTTAATCTACCTCTACGGTTACGTTTGACGGTATGAGTGCTTATTCCCAGGCTCTTCGCGATTTCGTATTTGATGACCGGTTCTTTGAGGGTTCCTGGTATAGAAGCGATGACGCTCTTAAAGGACTTCAAGTCCTTTAATTCTTCCTTACTTACCAGTACCACACGTTCACAATGTATTTTGAGCAGGTTCGCTATTTGTGCCCATGAGTAGATGATATATCCTCTAGACACCGGGAGGATCCACCCTGATTTCTCCAGTCTTCTCAGGCGATGTTTGATAGTGGATTCGCTCAGTCCCGTTTGATTCATGATGTAGTGGACGGCTTCTTCTTTGGGTATGATACCGTCTGTATGGTTGAGTCTTTTGAGGTGGTTCAACCACACGTATGCGTGCAGATCCGCTATGCGGTTAGAGGATCTGATATGTTTAAGGACGCCCCATTCCAATTCCACCGTTTCGGCTATACCCAAAGCGCACTCCAATTGTATGGATTCTATGGGTTTGAGTTCATTCACACGGTCTATAATCAGGTCTTCTCTTACTATCTTGAATCGAAACGCCTTGAAGTCTCTGGAGTACTTCAATCGTTTGCCTTTCAACCAGTGCGGGGTATCCAANGTGTAGACATCAGAGAGTATGGCTCTTCCTTCCTCATCGATCTTCAGTTGTGACTCCAGACCCAGNCTCTTCGCGATTCGCTTAGCTACCACATCTGCCGGGAATTGGATCTCCCATCTCCATACGGTAGCTATTCGTGTGTTTATTGTTTTAGGCTTATTCTCTTCTTGTGCTTTCTTCGCTTCTTGTGCTTTCTTCGCTATTCTTGCGTATTTATTGAGGTCAACGGTTTCATTCTTTATCAGTTCCTGCATTATCTCATCTATATCTAAGNCTCGGTTCACGATGAACGCTGCGACGGATCTTTTGTCGTCGTCATNTATGACACGCTTATGATTTCTTCCCCATTTAACTACCCTACCATAGAATGACTCGCCCAGGTATCTCATGTTAACAGGACGGACCTGTTTTGGTTCTTCATTCTTTGTGACCGGCTCATATAGATCTTCAAACGGGTCATAATCATCATAGATATCCTTTGGTTCCTCTTTATTCAACTGAGTATTTGATGGTATGCCTGGAGTTCCGGATCCTTCTTTGGGTTCTTTATCTTCCTTCTTGTTAGTCGGTGCATACAGATCCTCAAACGGGTCATAAGCCTCCTCATCACAGGTGGGTTCTTCCTTCTTCACCGGAGCATTTATTGTGGTTTGGGCTTCTTTTTGGGGTTCTTCTTTTGGTTCATCCTTCTTTGTAATGGGATCATCCATATCTTCAAATGGGTCATAATCGTTATAGATATCATCGTCCAGGTTAATATTGACAATAGGTGTTTGTGGGGTTTCGATATCTTCCGGATGACCGATGATTTCAGGTCGTTCGTGATCCATTGTAGCTATTCCGAACCTGCCCATGGCATGGTTCATAGCCACGGCGTAACTATCATCCGAGAACGGTTGATAGAACGGCAGGGCGAAGGGATGTGCGAACCCCAGCGCGATGTCTCCGCTCTTCGGGTTAATGGATCCCGCCAGTCGGATCTTCATTCGTTCTCCGACCAACTGGTCCGGATCGGACCTGAGGCGTGCTCGGAGTGACTGTATCCTCTCTTCCGGGGATTCCAGATCCACTCCCATCATCATGGCGTGGATCATCTCCAACTTACTGGTTGTATTACCCCAATTCCCGTAAGCGACGAAGTGGATACCTCGGCCTGTGTGATACCATAACGTATCGTAATAGATGAACCGCAGCAGCTCTTCGTCCCCACGATACTTCTCACAGATACGCTTCCACAGCGGGCACACCGTTCTGGGTCTCAGGTAACCGCTGATGTCATCTCTTCTAAAGGACAGTCCTTCCATCAACTCGGAGCTGCTCACGCGCAGGTCGTCTATGTCCAAATAGAGAAGATGCCATCTGTCCGGTTTGGGTTCACCGTTGGAATCCATGGGGACGGGATTAAACAACAAAGTGTGTGGTTTGTCTTCATCAAACAGCGACTCGAGGACATCATTCGTCTTGAGGAACATGGAAGAGATGGAATAGTCCGTGGACAGAAAGGACAGACTAACGACGTCCAACAGCGAGAAATCGTAGGTACCGATCACCCTGTCATTGTCGTCTAATCGCACGATTCGGTAATAGTCGTATGCTTCGTCACCGGAGTAAGAATTGTCCACCGACATGCGAGAGATAAGGGAGTTGATGTAGAAGGTATAGACCGCTATCGTGTAGCGCGTAACCTTCCACTCAATCTCCCCACTCTCTAAACCATGCGCGTTATGGACGTACCTCTGTATCCTCAGCGGGTCCATGCATCAACTCCGCCACGATGGTCTCCAGACAGTCCGAAACGACGCTCTCTAAAGGACGAGAGGCGTCTATCCGAACCATCAAGCCGGAATCCGCCAGAAGAGCGTAACGCCGGTGAGCCTCCTCCAGTAACTCCAGATCTCTCATAGGCTCCCATGTGTTACGCAGATTCAGTCTCTCCAGTGCTTTCTCAGGAGGACAGTCCAACCAAAGAGTGAGGTCCGGAGCGAAATCGTCCGCAAGCAACATGACAACCCTGCGGAACCGCTCATCGTCTAACCAACCACGGTCAACAGGAACCGGATTGTAGACAAAGGTGCTGTGCCAATAGCGATCGCACAACACCCAATTACCGCCGTATAACGCCTGCTTGATACGACGGACGTGAACGCGCCGGTCCAGTAGATACATCAATAACCGACTGAGATGGTCTTCCTCATGACGTAACCAGGAGACTAAACGCTCATCATGAGGCTCCTTTGTGAAGAAGACACGACGCCCCAAAAACTCCGTCAAGGCGTCCTGTAACCTTAACGCCACAGCGGTCTTGCCGGAACCGTCAATCCCCTCCAGAACGACGAACCTTCCGACGCTTGACGGAGGGCTTATCTTCGGAATGGACGGGTTGGTCTCCCCCATCACCGTCTCCACCAGACTCGTCCACTCCCTCAACGACTGAATGTCCACCGTCGACATGACCAGAAGGAACCTCCTCTGAAGATGATAGATAAGAGGAATCGCCCGAAGCTGTACCGGAGTTGTCCCCCGAAATTGTGCTGGAATTGTCCTCATGAACCAACGAGAAAGCCCACTCCCGCACAGAACGACGAACCAACAAAGCACCACCTAAACCGAAGAGGGATAACTCGTAGTTCTCAGGAACGCAGATCACACAAAGAGATGAACTGGGGGCCGCTAAACCGGAACCGCCGAACTCCCGACGAACCATACCGCTGTCGCCATCAACACGAGACCATACCAGTCTCGAACCAACCGGCAGAATCTCCAAAATCAAACGCCCTACACTGGAACTGCTGTAACCGCACTGCTCAGGCTCCCTGTCGTCCGATACCCATACCACCTCCACAGGCCTCAACATCCTCAACACCGCTAAGACCTGCGCGAAACCATCGGAACTGCCGGGTAACCTCGACCGCTCCGCACTCACCCACTCACGGAACGCCGTATAATCGATGTTCAACAACTCCCAAACCTGCATGATGTAATCACCTCCGCCTTACAATATTGGCACACCAAAACCACGTAACCACCAAAAGACCAACAAAACCCAAACTAACTACCAAGCCCAACTTAACCAACAAAATAACCCCAAACTCGTCGGAGACACCAGTCGG